GAATGTGAGGGCGAAGGGCAAGGATTATTATTATATGAACCCGAAGTTTGCCTGCGACCCTGAAACTCCGCCGTGCTTGCTTGACTGGTTGGTTGAATTGTTTGAGGAAGAAAGCAACATGGAGCACAAGGAGCTTGTTTATTTTACTAAAAATCCCCGTGACATAAAAATAGATATTCGGAGTATTCTTCCCAAATGAAGCAGGTCGGTTGGACATTGTTTATATATATAATAAATTATTTAATTAAATATATATGGTTAATAAAATATAAAAAAGAAGGTCATGATGGAAAAAGGATTTTGTGAGCTAAATATAAGTCAGCTGGTCAGGGCTGACTGGAATTATAAGAATGACAGTCCTGCGCTGGCTGAAAAACTTGCCAATAATATTAGGCGCAATGGTCAGGTAGAGAATATTATCGTGCGTGAGCTGGATACGGGCTTGTTTGAGGTCGTGAACGGCAATCATCGGCTGGATGTCCTGCGCTCGCTGAAATTTGAGAAGGTCTTTTGTTATAATTTAGGGCGGGTCAGTTTAGCGCAAGCCAAGCGGGTTGCAGTTGAGACCAACGAGACCAAGTTTGACAATGACATTGATAAGTTGGAAACAATACTGGTTGAAATTAGTAACGAGTTTGGACTGGATGATATGCTGACCACGATGCCACTTGGCGAGGACTATATAAAAGGTTTGATAGATGAGTCAGAGATTGATGTGTCGTCCTTCTTTGAAGATGGTAGTAAGGTCGTGGAAACAAAGCCGAGAGAACTTATTTGCCCGCATTGTGGCAGGAATGTTTACGAGGACTGAAGGTGCGTGTTTATTTAGCTGGTATGGGCGGGTTGCCTTGGAAGAAGAGAAACTTTTATGACTTTTATCGGCTGGACAGTTTTCTCGTAATATTGTCTGATGAGCCCGTTCACAAATATAAGGACTTTATTTTAGATAGTGGGGCTTTTTCTTATATGAATGGCAGGAAAACCGATGACATTGACTGGGACGAGTATGCTGACCGTTATGCCGCATTCGTTTTGAAAAAGAATATCAGGAATTATATAGAGATTGATGTGGACAGGGTGATTGGTGTTTCCAAGCTTGCTCGGCTGGTAGAAATCTTTTCCCGACGCCTGCAAATACAAGAACGGCTGGTCTCTCAAATAGCTGATAGCATTCAGCAAGGTCTAAATCCGCTGGGCGTGATGGTGGTTTGTGAAGCGCAACACTTTTGTATGACCTGCAGGGGTGTGGAGAAGCAAAATTCTGTTATGGTTACCAGTGCTATTAGGGGTGTATTTGAACAGAGTGAGGTGCGTAATGAAGCTCTGCGCCTGTTCGGGAGGTAAGAATGCCCAACTATAAAGAAATCAATTGGGATAAAATTCGGGCAGATTATGTGCTGGGCACTGACTATCCGTCGTTTGATGAGCTGGCTAAACGGCACGGCATATCTAAACCGCTTATTCTTGCTAAAGCTAACGATGTCAGTGACCCTATAAACAGGGGCAAGACCTGGCTCCAGCAACGGCAGGAATATATCGTTAAAAAGCAGGACATTCAGCAGGATGTGGCAATGACGGAAGCCAAGAATTTTGTGCGCAACTTCGTGCGTGTCCTGAATAATATGGGCTTGAAGGCGTTCAGAATAGTCAATCGTGAGCTGGACTACATTGACCGTGTCCAGGAAGAAGAAATAAAAGAAGGCAAACCACTGTCCATGCGCAAGCAGGTCAAGATGTCCGACATAACCAAGATTGTTGAGGTATTGCAGAAGATTGCGGGTGGCGACGGAGCTCGTGACATCTTTGTTAAGCTGGAGCTTGCGGGCAAGGTAGCCGAGCAAAAGCAGATAGGTCTGTCCGAGCTGTCCGACGAGGACTTTGATAAATTAGATAAACAAATCCAGAATGGCGGGATAGTGGACGCCGAATTTGAAGCATTAGAGAATAAGGACGATGACTGATATAGCATTCACGAAGGAAGAGTTTGAGCTGGAGAAACAACGACGCCTGCGTCAGAAGTGTGACGAGCGACAGCTGGCTTTCTCACCGCACACGGAGCTCGGACTGTGGAAATTCTGTCAGTTTATGTGTCCCGACTTTTATACGGACGACAAACAGCCACTAATAGAGCTGACCGAGATTTTTCGGCGAGTCACGCTGGGTGAGTTGCGCAAGGTGCTGATTTCCTTCTTTCCGAGGGCGGGCAAGAGCAGGACTACCAGCATTTGGATTGCGTGGTGGCTTGGCTATGACCCCGAGGGCTCGTTTATGCGCAACTGCTATAACGATAATTTGGCTATGGACTTGTCTAAATCGGTGCTGGACATTATAAACACGGACAGGTATGCGGAGGTGTTTCCTGCTATCAAGGTTGACCCTCGTGCCTCATCTAAAATGGCGTGGCAATTAGATGGCACGACCGTCCTTACTTATTTCGGGGCAGGCATAAAGGGCACTATAACGGGGCGTGGCTGTAATCGGGCGGCAATTCTGGACGACCCTATCAAAGACCCCGAAGAAGCTCTCTCCGAGACATATCTTGATAAGCTGGACTTATTTATAGAGACCGTGCACAATACCCGCATAGACACGACATCCGATTGTGCCGAGATTATAATTCAGACACGCTGGTCATCTAAAGACCCGATTGGTCTGCGGAAGGACGACCCGTCGTGGCATAAATTTATCTTTCCTGCGTTTAATGAGGAGACGGGTAGGAGCGTCTGTGAAGCCATGATTTCTACGGATAAACTATTGGCAATCAAGCAGTCCTGGGAACGCAAGAACCTAAACTGGATGTTTCAGGCGCTATATCAGGGTGAACCTACCGACAGTGCCTTCGCTAAATTTAATTTTGACGAGCTTAATCGGTTTAGTATGTCTGACTTGGAAAAGCTGGGAACACCCGACGAAATCGTGGCGTGGTGCGATTATGCTAACAAGGGCTCCGATTATATGTCCTGTCCCTTCTGTTATCGTTACGGGACACGCAAATATATCGTGAGCGTGGTCTTTTCTAACGAGGACAGCATTAAATTAGAACAGCCGTTGCTGGAACGCATTGCTTACTTCAAGCCCGACGAGATGGTGTTTGAAAGTAACGCTGGCGGAATAGAGTTTGCCACTAATCTGGAGCGCAATAATAAGGCACTATTTGAGTTTCTCGGGCTGGAACTGGATTGTAGGTCTACCTCGTCTAATAAAGAAATCAGGATTATGTTGCGGGTGGGTGAGATTAAAAACGACTGCTATTTCCTGGTTGATGAGGAGCAGGACGAACACTATCGGCGATTCATGACTAACCTGTCCAACTACGGCAAATATAAGTTTGGCAAGGACGATGCGCCTGACTCGCTGGCAGGTCTTCTGTCTATGATGTCGGACGCCTTTGAGGTTGAGGTGGACGGTATTGGAGCGGACACTAATATAGACAATTTTAGCTTACCCCGAATAATTAAAAATAAAATACTTGACATTAAAGATAATAATAATAATGATGAACCTGAACCTGAAAGTTATGATTCGGAAGTTGAAATTTTTTAGGAGATTTTAAGTTGGAAGATGTAAGGATTATATCAGAAAAGCCAGTCGGCGCTGACACGCTTGAAGCCGAAATAGATGGGGTTGACGAGATTTTTTTTGCGCCCGTGTCTAAATCAGTGACCCTGCCCAAGAGTTCTATAAGGATTGCGAGTGCGACGACGGTCAGGAATTATGGTTGTCTGTTGCCTCCCTATAATCCGAGCCAGATTTTGTCTTATAAGGCACTGGACGCCACATATCAGACCTGCTTAAATATTAAGACGGACACGACGGTTGGGCTGGGCTATTCGTTCGGATATAAGGACATTGATAGCAGGAAAGATATTGTTTCCTTCTTTAAGTCACCTAATTGTAACTTTGGCGATACCTTCACCTCTATTTTGAAGGGTCTTTACATGGATTTGGAGTTGTTTGATAATGCTTATTTGGAGTATGTCAAGAGTGGCAAGACCAAGTCCTTATATAATTTGCCTGCCAAGGACATGTATATCCGACCCAAGACGGACGGGCATGGTGCGAACCTGCGTGATATAGATAAGTATGTTTACATTCCCGACGGTGTAGTTGTTCCTGTGGAGTTTGAGCCGTATCCGACCACGGGCAAGACACGGGACGGCGTGCATTATTGCCTGCACTTGAAGCGTCCTTCGCAGGAAAACATGTATTATGGCAAGCCCGACACGGCGCATTTATTTGATTTAATCAAGCAATCATATTTAACCGACCAATATAATATCAACTTTTTTTCTAATGGTGGTCAACCTGCCTGGGCTGTCCTGATTACGGGTGGTAAGCTGTCCAAGAAGTCCTACGAAAAAATCAAGGAATTTATAGAGAATAATTTGAAGGGCGTGGCTAATGCGCACAAAATGCTCTTCTTGTCCGTGCCCAACGAGAAAGCCACCATCAAGCTCATTCCGCTCTCTAAATCTATAGATGAGCAATTTATCACGCTCAATGACAAAATCCAGTTCAAGATTGCCCTGAAGTGTCGGGTCAATCCCAAGTTGCTGGGTCTTTCGCAGGGCGGTAACTTCGGGGGCGGTTCGGCGGGCATTACTGACCTTAAACTATTTATGGAGACCGTATGTCAGCCCGAGCAGAATATTGTAGTAGAGTTTATTAACAAGTTTTTGGAGCTTGAGTTTGGTGTTAATTGTGAGTTTAACCTGCGCAGGATGAACATTTCCAACGAGAAGGACGACGCTATTATTGCCAACCTTTATTATAATATGGTGGATGCTTACGGTAATCGGGTGCTTTCTGTCAATGAGGTGCGTCGCATGTTCCTGCACCTGAAGCCGATTGACCTTGTAAACACGAGCCAGGACGAGAGCAGGACGGACAATTTGGAGGTTCAACCCAACATTAACGGTAACCTGCGCACGAGCGACAAATCAAATCTCGGGCTGGGTGATGGTGAGGCGACCAACAACCTTGACCCGAACAAAAACAATGACGAAAGCACACACATTACAAATCTGTAGAGGTTAAAATGGAAAGCGTGAAGAAAAAGCGTTTACTAAAAGATGTAACAATAACGCATGTGTCTTATGTCAAGCGTGGCGCAAATAAGAAGCAATTTTTTCTTGCTAAATCAACCTGCGACCATGCCGACATAGAGTTTCCCGTCAGAATTATCACAAAGCAGGACGACAATCCCGAGAAAAAACTACTGTATGGGGTTGTTTACGAGCCTGACTTTGAAGATACTGACGGCGATTATATGACCAGCGACGAGATTGAAAAAACTGCGCACGAGTTTTTGCAGTATTATCGCAACATTGATACCGAGCACAACCTGCTTGCGGGTGCGGGTGCGGTTGTGGAAAGCTACATAGCTCCCGTGGACTTTATAATTGGCAAAGAAAAAATCAAGGCAGGTAGTTGGGTCTTGGTTTCTCGTGCCAGTGACGAAAACTGGGAAGCATGGAAGAAAGGCGAAATTACGGGCTATTCAATGTTTGGTATTTCTCGCTCAACTCGGGCAGAAAAAGGAGAAAAAACAATGAAATCGTGGATTAAGAGGGTGCTTGATAGTTTGAACCTTTCCAAGAACTTTGATGAGGCGATGGATAATGTATTGACTGAAATGTCTGTCAATCCGAGCTTCATTGTTGATATTATGCAGGAGGACTTCTTTAATAATGTAGCGTGGGATTCAGCGACCGAGGAACAACTTAAGGTTCTGTCGGATTCAATGAAGTCAGCCACTGACTATATTGATAAAAAGATTGCGTCTCTTAAAAGTTCTGAAGGTTCTCAACCTGCTGGGTCGGAAGATGTTAATACGGACACCGAACCTGCGCCTGCACTGGAGAAGACGGAAGCGTCCGAACCCGAACCTGACCTGCCCGATGTGGCAGAAATTGTGAAGAGCATGGAAAGCAAGTTCCTGCAGTCCTTGACTGAAATGGAAAAAAAGTTCAATAATAAGATTGACGAAATTAGTAAATCGCTTTCCGAGACAAACGAAAAACTTAACGAAAACCTGACCAATTCCGCAGTGTCTGTGCCGCAACCTGTCAGGGAAGCGAGCCCTGATATTCGTGGAAAAGGTCTCGTATAGGAGAAAACAAAATGGCTAATAAAATAGTAGTTGATGCGAAGGATGCATTAAATTTAGTGACAATGTTCAAAGAAACATTGGAGAAGGGCATTGTCAATCCTGACAAGCCGAAGAAGGCAGTTAGCGGGATGGCTGCCTATTTGCTGACCAAATATTGTGGTTATCAGATTACCGACCCGACGGGTGCTTTGCTGGAAAAGAGCGAGCTGGACGAGATAACGCTGGACTTTACTCGGGGGCGCACGCTGACCGAAGAAGAAGCCGAAATTGCTATCCAGTATATTTATGACATGAACCCGTATCTGTCTTTATTTAATACCCGCATTGTTAATAAGCTGGTTGTGCCCGTGAAGGGAACGGCTATCACGCAGAAGAACCTGATTTCTAACGAGCAGAATGGTGGGCAGGTTACCAACATCAATCGGCGTATTGTCCATAACTTTGGCGTGAACCTGTTTCTGCGCCACTGTCAGCTTCAGAAGGACATTCCCCTGCAAACCGTGATTGATAATTTGTATAATCCTGGCTGGGAACAGTCGGTGATTAACGATGTAGCAATAGCGCTGGGCAATGATATTCTCCTGCTCGCCATCAATGGGCTGGGCGGAAACTATGCCAGCACGGAGGACTTTTATGACCTGAACCTGGGCTTTAATAAAATGCTCCAGATTGCCGATGGCACAAATACTAATACCTATGGTGACATCAAAGTTAAGGGTTTCCTGGGACGCTACCTGACCCCGCACAAAGTGGACGCCAGTATGGCTGTTGGTGATACAAATTATAATGCTGCCAACCTGTTAGCGTTAATGCGCAAGATGTATAAAGCAATGCCACGCAGGTATCGTGATAATCCGAATAATGTGTTTTTAATGTCGCAGGCAGACCTTGACCTGTATGTGGATTCTCGCTCGGATATGACAACGCCGTCCAATGTTACTCGTGAGCAGGTATTAACGACTGGTCAGACACCCAAGTTTATGGGATGTGACCTGATTGCGGTGCCTGGCTGGATTGGCATTAATGAAACACATGAGTCAGACGCCACCCTATATGGTTCTATCGTGTTTGGTGACCCGAAGAACATGGACATTGCGACCGACAGCATGAGTTATAGAAAGAATACTGGCTACAATGCCCGGGCTGAATTGGGTCCTGCATTTGAGTATACTTATGACATGTATCTGGACTTTCAGTTAGCCAGAGCTGACAGCTTCGTGGTTGCGTTCAAGGATGCCCAGTGTTCTGCTCCTATCCTGTTATCTTCCGATGACGCCAAGGGCGGAGTAAATGGATATACTGATGTGTCGGGCACTTATACGCTTGCGGGCAGTTCAGGTCTTGCTATCCATGTCTGTTGCCCGAACGAGGGTGCGGTCGTGGTGTGTGCTACTGCTACTTTGGAAAGTGCGGATACATTAGCGGATGCTATGAGAGCTACTGGTGCTACTGTTATTCCTGAAAATGGTTCTTTTACAGTAAGTGCAACCGACGACTTTTATTTGCGTGCTTATCATCCTAATATGTTACCTTCTGATATGGTTACTTGTAGTGTAACTATCAGTTAGTAGTATAATGTTGCGGGAGTTAAGCAATGGAAAAGGCAAAGACAACTAAAAAGGCGACTGGCTCTGCGGGACAGGCACGGGCAACTAAACCCAATCTGACCAGTCCTGCGTCCAAACAGACAAGCAAAGCCAGTTCTGCGTCTAAATTAACTAATCCTGTTAATAAGCAGACGGCGAGCACGGTCTCTGCTCCTCAAAAGACGGTCAAGGTCTATATGAACTATTCCTACGGGATATATAGTGCTCATGTGCGTTATCGTCTGGACGAGGACACTGTCAAGACCCTGCCACCCGATTCTTTCATTATCATTAGTTCGCAATGAGCGCACCCATTGTTCACGAGGACATTATCAAAGCCAAGATGGTTCAGCTGGCAAATGTGACCACGCAGGCGCAGGACAGAATTAACTCGCAGATATTATCTAACGGTGCTCGTGACCTGCTGGAAGCGCTGGACACGGACGCCTATCAGGACTATGTTAACAAGCTCAACACCTTTGACGAGGACACTTATGCGGAGTTTGACGGTCTGTCTTTTGACAGTTTAGACCGTGACCAAAAGTGCCTGCGTAACCTGATTTATGCGGAATCATATTTCAGCTTATATTATTTGGCGATTGCTTTGAAGAAGCTGGTCAAGGGTGCCGTCAACACGACCCGTGATATGGCGGGCGGGGCGACCCTCGTGTCGGCTCCATTTGACGACATCATTGCCAATGCTGACAATTATCGGGACTTGGCTAACCAGTGCGTCAGTTTTGCTACGGCGGGAATAATCAGCGACCCTGCCAGCATTTACACGCAGGGTCAGTTTGGAGTGTTTGTGGTATGAATTCCAGTGGTTTTCTGAAGATGCACGAGGATTTAGCGGACGAGCTGGAAGCCAGGTTCCCGAACTATGCGGTCGTCAGGAGCGAGGCAGAGTTGGCGATGGGAAGTTTTCCTGCGATTGGATTATTTCTCGGGTTGAGTGAGCATCAGAAGAATGTGCGTGCTTATGCGCCCATCTCTTATTCGTATATTCTGTCCGCCTTTGATGTTTATGACTTTGATAGTCCGACCGACTTATTAGCAAAACAGCAGGTGATGTTTGACCTGCTGGAAAATGTAATCACAACCATGTCTTGGACAGTCCTGACCGATATTGAGCCTGCCGTGTCTGTGGGAATAGACGCAGGCACCTTTATCACGGGCTGGATGACAACAATAACTTTTAATGCCCCCTGATTGAGGTGGGCAACAAGGAGAAAATAAAATGGCAAAAGTAATTTATGGAACTGACGGGATTAAACAGAAGGATTATCATGTCTATGTTGGTCTTTCTAATAATGCGACCCTTCAAACAGCAATAGGAACTTATAATGCTTCACCAAGTAAGACCAACCTGCAGGCATTGATTGATGTGGCGGGTGGTCAGGACGCAACCAAGCTACAGGAGCTGGGTGAGTGTCGGGCTGATTCGATTGACCTCGGCATTGAAGATGGTGACACGGTTGACGGCAATATACTGGGCAAGATTGTCCTGAATAAGGCGGGCAAATTTACAGCCGAGCTTATCAATGCCACGCCTGCCAATATTGCGGCGCTTGAGTTGCTGGATGGTCAGTCCTGCACCGTGCTTTTATTGGAGCGTGACTCGCACACTGTGTCCAGTCATGTTTATAAGACCGCCATCCTGATGAATGAGTTCAATCTTTCCTATTCTGAAAAGGTGACAGGAAGCGATTCCATTCGGTCTACTATTAACATAGAGAAGAATGTTCCGAGCCCGAGCGCATTTCGTAGTATTCGTGACATCCAGTGGGATTGATGGTTCGGCTGGAGGTAACGGATGTCTAAAGTAAATTATGGGTTAGATGGAATCCGTCAGCGGGATTATCGTGTCTGGATTAACTTTGAGGATATGAAGACAGCGGATGGAGAGCTGGACTTTATCACGGCGGTAGATGCGATGGGTAATTTGTATGAATTTATACATGAAAACCCGATTGATTATAAAGAAATATTTGGTGCTCTTAATACTCTCAAGGGTTGTATGTATCATGTCGGAGAAATGCGGGCTGACTCGGTTGAGTTATCTGTAGAGGATGGCGATTCGGTAGAAGGCAACGAGGTTGGCAAGATTGTCCTTGGCAAGACGGGCAAGTTTGCGACCGAGCTCATCAATTCTACGCCTGATATTATTAGCTGGCTTGCTTTGCGTGATACGAAGGAATGTATCATCATGCTGGAAGAGCTGAACCCGACCCGCTTTAAGAGTTATGATGGTGCAATGTTGGAGACGCACGAGATTATTTTAATTGGTAATGTGCCCGCAATGGCAGAAGGTCTCACAGACAATGTTGGGGTTGCTTTCAATTATGCGGACAAGGTTGTTGGTAAGGATATAGTCATTTCCACGCTTTCTGTAGAAAAGACCGTGCCGACGGCAAGTGCGTTTCGTCAGATAATGGATGTAAATTATGAAGAACCAGCTGTTGCACCGTCAATTACAACATTAGAAATTGTAATTGATAATATTAGTATTAAATGGTATTGGAATGGTGAAGAAGGAACTGCTGATGGATATAGATTGGAGTTCTCTTTT